TAAAGAATTAATGAAACATTATAATTCAATTGCTTAAATTAATTTCATAAAAAGGAGAAAACATTATGGCTGCATCAACAGAACCAGTTAACATTACTACCTTTAAAGCAGGTGGAACAATTAGAAAATTCCGTTTCGTAACTTTAAGCGGGGCCGGTGAAGTTTCTGAATCAGGCGCTAATGGTCGAGCGATTGGCATAAGCCAAAATGATGCTTCGGTTAGTAGTGGTGATCTAGTAGAAGTAGCATTGTCAGGGGGAGGCGCAAAATTAGAAGTAGGAGAAGCTTGTGCCCAAGGAAAAATTTTAACATCAACATCAACCGGAAAAGGTGAGATTGTCGATGCCGCTGCAGAATGGTCGGGTGCCATTGTCATTGAAGCGGGGGCTGCCGATGGTGACGTCATTGGCGTTAGAGTTCATGGTTTCCAAGCTCATGCTACGGACGCTTAATAACAATTTGTTTTTTAATTTTAATTTTTAATAAGGAGTATAAAAAATGTCACAAATGAAAGCAATTGTAGATAAGCTTTTAACCCAAGCGTCTTCTGCATATATCCCCGAAGGCTACGCCTGCGAAAAAATTCTTCCCGAAGTAAGGGTCGCCCAAAAATCTGGAAAGCTCGCTAAGTACGGTACTAATCATCTAAGAATTGAACAGAATTATATTGGTGGTCGAGGCGAGTACAGAAGAGTTGAAGCCATTACTCGAAGCCAAGATACTTATACTGTTGAAGGACATGGTCTGGAGGGTCTGGTTTCTCGTGACGATAAGCAAAATTTAGATTCACCGTACGATGCAATGCGTGACGAAGTGATTGGACTCACCACACAACTAATGATCGAGAAAGAAAAAACATTAGGAGATGCTCTCGGAAATACATCGACCATGTCCCAGAATACCACATTGTCGGGTACGGCCCAATGGTCGGATTATACTAACTCTGATCCACTAGGCGATGCTTCAACAGCAAGAACTGCTATACAAGATGGATGTGGTCGCCCACCGAATGCTCTAATCATGTCTTGGCAAGTTTGGAATCAAATCAGATTCTCTGGTAAAATTCTTGACGCTCTAGGATATAAATATAATAGAGGCGGAGGCTTGAGTCATGATGAGTTGGCCGTTGCTTTTGGAGTTGATAAACTAATCATTTCAGAAGTTATGTATGAATCAGCAGCAGAAGGTCAAACGAGTTCATTGGCACCGGCCTTCGGTAAAAATGCAATTTTTGCAGTTATCCCTGATCGTGCAGCTCCTTATCAAGTTTCTCTTGGTTACAGAATTCAACAATCTGCTCCAAGAAAAGTTTATAAATATGCAGTCAATAATCCGCCAGAATCTACGGCGATCCTGGTCGAGGACGCATATGATTTGTTCCTTAGTAATGTACTAGCTGGTTATCTTATTAAAAACGCTGTTGCCTAATAAGTTTATTAAAAGGTGGGGTCTATCAAACCTCACCTTTTTTTTAACTTCAACAGGAGAAAATATGATTTATAAAGCATTGAAAAATTTTACCTGTAACTCTGTAAGAAAAACAGAAGGTCAGATAGTTGATGCTGAAGAAGCTCACATTATGGGGAACTTTGCCCATCAGTTAGTTATTGATGGCGTCTTGGAAGCAATAACAGTGGACCCTAAGCCTTCAGTTGAACCTGTTGCAAAACAAAAAAGAAAAAGAGGCCCCAGAAAAAAGGTGTAGAAAATGGCTTATTCACTTAATACAGATATCCAGGCTGAATTTAAAAATTTAACTTATTCAAGTAATGGAATAACTTCAGCAGAGGTTGATGAATATATAGCCCAAGAAGACGCCTACATAAACGGTATCGTTGGGCGTAAATATGATACGCCTATTACTGGAGTCAATTCATTAAAAATCGTTAAAACAATTAGCGTTCAATTAGTAGCTGCCAGAGTTAAAAGAATTTTAGCAGTGAAAACAGGCATCCCAGAAACTGAACAAGATAGTAGTTCTGGTTTGCAGGGAATGGCGCTTAAGAAATTAGATGAAATTGCAGAAGGTCGTTTGCTTTTATCTGATGCTGATTTGGCAAGGGCAAGCGATGGAGTGAATTCCTTCGCTGTCTCTGATGATTTGTCCCATATTTTTAAGAGAGATGTCGATCAATGGTAGACAAAAATAAAGGTATCGTAGTTGATCCTGGTGATCGGTTTAAAAAAGCTTTAATTAAGGCTGGTAAAAAAACTGATGATTTAACTGAACCTTTAAAATTAATAGCGCAATCTTGGTATAAAGTTAATAAGGCAATTTTCATTTTGAAAACTAAAGGCCCATTTAAAGAATTATCAACTAATCCTTTTAGGGCTTATTGGTTAACAAAAAGAGAAAAATCAACTTGGAAGAAAAGACCACCAAGTGATAATTATTTCCCTGGAGGATATCGACAATATAAGGAAATGAAATATGGGTTTGTTTACCCTATATTGAAAGCCTCTGGGGACTTAGAAAAATCTTTAACTAATCCAACAGATTCCAATACCATCGCTTCAATTCTCAATAAAAAGGTCCTTCTATTAGGTACGAAAGTTACTAGCAGAAAGGGCGCTCCTTATCCTACCTATTTACAAACTGGGACTCGAAAGATGCCAGCAAGACCATTTATGGTTATAGGGACAGAACAAGGGGCATGGGCCAAATCATCCCATATCCAAAGGAGACTTAAATTCTGGATAGAAACATTAAATACATATGTGAAACGATCTTTAGATAAAAAAGGGTAGCAATAATGGCTTATGATTTAGAATCTCTCATGAGTGATGTTAAAACAATAATGACAACTCATCTTAATAATAAGATCGGAGATATAAATACTGAAAAATCAGATACGATTACCCTTTTGACTGTGGATAGCGCAGCTTATTTTATGCAGGATCTTGATCACGAAAGTGTTAATTATAATCCTTTCATTTTTTACTCTTGTGAGGATATAGAGGGGACTGGCTTTGGTCCTAATGTCCCTCAAGAATTTATAATAAATATAATTTTAGTTCTGGCCGATCAATCAGGCTACACCGATTTATCAACTCGAATGTTTCGATATTCTAGGGCCTTAAAAGAAATCTTTTCGGAAAATTTCAGCATAAAAAGTAACAGTAACTTTATTTCAATAAATGTTTTGGCCCCTGTCCCTTTAACAACATTAAATGAATCTAGGGAATTTAGGGCGGTAGGTTTACAAATAAGAAGTTCAATTGGTTAATATTTAAAAAGGAGAATAAGAATGGCACTTTCGGCCCCACGTAGTTTGTTTGGTATACATTCAGTTTCCCCCTATAGCAGGAGCGATGGTAGCTTCTATGGGGAACTTAGGGTTTTGGAAAGCTCAAGTTTATCACTTAGCGGTGAGACTATCGATTTATTAGGAGGCTCGAACAAGTTTCCATGGGAATCAGCTGATGGATCGATCACTGCTGAAATGAGCCTCAGTTTTTCAGAATATCCTGACTTTGTGTTCACTTTATTTTTAGGAAATGCTCCCACAACAAGTGCAGCTGAAGCAGGTGGTTCGATTTCGACTGCTACCAATGTTAAAGGAACGTCTGTTATTTCTGCAGCTAATGGTATTTCTGGAGTGGCAGCGACATCAGGCGATGAAGCAGATTTAAAATTTGGAAAATATATTATTATTGCGACTGCGGCACAGACGTTCGACCTATATCTTGGCTCGGACGCAGATATCGGGCGTGGTACCGATGGCGATTATTTAACTGACTCTCTTAAAGTAGCGTCTGGTCTTGATGTTTCTTCGACGAGCGCTGTTGACGCAATCTTCGGGCTTACTTTCACGAAAGTAGGAACTCCAGCGTTTACGATTGGGGACTCAGCAGAATTTTATGTCAAACCAATTAATACCAGTTCTATGGATGTCACGATTGGAAATCAAGCTAATCAATCCTTTCCTAATTTTGGCGCTCTTATTATGGGACAGAAAAAAGGTGATGGAGAAATGCTGGAAATTGACGCATTCAATTGTAAAGCTGTAGGGATGCCGATCAACTTTTCTCGAAATTCCTTCAGTGCAGCAGAAGTTACTGTGAAAATGCTGTATGATTCAGCTAAAGACGGGGTTTTCAAGGTCCGTTGGGTACAACCCTCCTAGAAGGGCGATGCCAGGGGGAGAATTATAAATCTTTATCGAGCTTTAGATTTTATTTTTTCTTCCTCTGGCTCTATTTCTTTTTGATTCATTTAAAACCTCTGGTTTAATAAATTCCCTTTCTAAATTTAAACTTGCATAGACCATCCATAAAGATAAATTCCCACCAGCATATCGATCTGCAAGCCATTTCAACCGATTCTTTTCCTGGTCTGACACTCTGATATGGATATACTTATTTAAATTTTCCATTTAATTTTACTCCTTTAAAGTTTTTTTAAAAAACAAACAAAAAGTAAAGCGGGTTTTTATCCCACTCTCTTTTTTTAAAATCCCCCTCCTCTCTAAAGACTTGCGTTTATGCGCATGTTTATAATATTGTTTTTGTCATCACAAAAAAACACAAGAATAAATCTTTTTTTAGTTTTATTATAAGGGAGGAGTGAGTATGCAGAAATTTAATATAAACGACTTATTGCCAAGAAAATCCACGTTTGATTTATCAATACCCGATAAGACATTTAATTTAAGGCCATGCACTCCTCAGGATCTAATCAGTTTAAAAGACATGGATATTGATATTGAAGAGGTAATGAAAAATCCTATCTCGGCCGATGTTTGTAAAGTGGTTCTCTATTTAATGGAATATGAAGACGCTAAGGAATTTAAAAAAATAGAATTAAAAACTATTAATATAGAAACTGGAGAAGAGGAGGTTAACAATATCGGAGGTTATAAATTGTTAATGAAATTGATAGCCTCATTAAAAGAGCATTTAGAAATGTTTTTAGCATTGTTAAACTCCATGGGCTTTAGTGAAAAGGTTATAGGAGAGATAAGGGAAACTACTTTAAACCCTGAAGACTCTCAAACAAATACCCCCGTCAAAAAAAAAGCAAAGATTCGCAAGAAGACAAAACGTTAGATTGGGGAGAGGTTTTTGATGTTTTGTGTTTTAATTATGGTTGGACAACTGATTATATTTTAAAAATGTCTTTACACGAAATTTATTGGCGGCTTCAAAAGATAGGATTAAGAATAAATTCTGATAGGGCTTTTAAAGCGTCTTTACAGGGTTTAAAATTAGAATCGAATGGCCCTATAAGAGACGATGAAAAAAATATTGATTTAAGTGATGATCAAAAAGAGGCCATGAAAATTGCATTGAATAAGGCCCGTGAACGAAAGAGGTTAGAATATGGCGGTCAATAATTTAACGATAAAAATAAATGGTGACACGGCCGACTTTCAAAAAGCGCTGGGCGACACCGAAAAGAGTACTAAAAAATTACAAAAAACATTAAGTGGAATTGCCGTAAAGGCCACGCTTGCCTTTGCTGGCTTATCGGCAACAATGGCCGGCCTAATCCGTATATATAGGGATCAAGAAGTTGCTGAGCAGAAATTAACTACAGTATTAAAGTCGACTGGCGGTGCCGCTGGAATGACAAAAGATGCCTTATTTAAAATGGCCAACGAATTACAGAAGGTTACTTTATTTGGAGATGACACAACAATTTCTGCCCAAGCTTTGATGTTAACATTTACAAAAATTGGAAAGGATGTTTTTCCAGGCGCAATTATGGGGGCCATGAATATGTCCACAGCATTGGGCACTGATTTAACAAGCTCGACTCTAATGTTAGGCAAAGCTTTAAATGACCCTATCCTAGGTATAACGGCCATGACTCGTGCCGGGATTCAATTTAGTGAAGAACAAAAAAATCTTATTAAATCTTTTATGTCTGTTAATAAAGTAGCAGAGGCCCAAACAATTATTTTAAAAGAATTGGAAACTCAATTTGGTGGGCAAGCGAAGGCGGCAGCAGAAGGGACAGGCCGTTTTATACAATTGCATGGAGCCATAGAAGACCTCGGCGGGGCCATAGGTCAAGGTTTAGTTCCATCCTTATCAGACATGGCAGGTTGGCTTCATAAAATTTTATTAGAAATACTTGATGATCATGGTGATCAAATTTCTGAAGTGGCTGGTTATGTTTTATTATTTTCAGCGAACTTAAGCATCCTTACTGCTACCTTAGCAACAACCGCCGCAGGTTTTTATAGTTTAAAAATAGCTGTTTTAGCAGGTCAAGGAGCATTTTTAAAATTCGGTAAAGCTGCCAAAATGACTTTAGTGGGTGGTGTTTTAGCTGGTGCCGCTGCAGGAATAACAAAGTTTCAAGAAAACTTTTCTGCAAATATGGATAAAATGGTATTTGTTTGGGATGCATCTTGGTCGGCTATTTTAGGGGTAGGACTCACCACTTTTATGACTCTTGAGAAAATTAAAGGATCTATAGCCGATATTTTTATAGGATTAATAACTCTCCAAGGGGCCACATTAAAAAAAGGTTTTAAAGGTTTACATAAATCAGTTACGGATGGGCTTAAAACAATCAATGACATAACAGTACATTCCTGGACTAACATAGAGGAGGGGATTAAGGCTATTGAT